CGCCTGGCGCTTGGTCTGCGTACTGGCGTGACTACCGGGCATCAGCACCTCCCGGGCGTAGCCGCCGACGCTCATGCCCGCCGACTTGGCTTTCGCCGTGAACGCGCCCGGGTGCTTAATGGCGCCTGCGATCCAGTGCTTCGCCACGACTACACCAACGAATCGGCCAGCGGCGGCCAATCGCTATGCGCGATCTTGGCGTGGATCATCTCCAGTTGCCGCAGAACGTTCTGCTTCTCGTTGAAACCCTTGTTCGCCGCGGCTCCCAAGGACGACTTGAGAACGCGCAGTTCGATGAGGTTCGAGCCCGTGAGGGTGCCGCCGGTCGTGACGACATCGACACTCACCTCGCCCGCGTACGGATGGGTGACTGCGCTGCCGTAGACCCAGGATTCGTTTGCCATATGCCTTTTCTCCTACGCTGTGACAGTGCTGGTCAGCGCGACTTGCTGCGCCGCCTGCGCCGGGAAACCGCCGGCTGATCCGGCATGCGCCCCGCCGCTTCGCTTGATGTAGTCGAACATCGCGGCGATGATCTGCGCTTCGGTGTACGCCTGGCCTAGAAACACGACCATGTTCGGGGCCAGCGGTACGATAGCCGGGGTGAACGTCCCGTCGACATCGCAGCCCCACACGCCGACTGTCGCCGACCCGAGGATCTTGAACGTCTTCGTGGTGGCCGCTGCCGGGGTAAAGCCCTTGAAGTCTGTCGGAATCGCCACTGCCTACCTCCGTGAAACTCCCCGGCCCCGAAGGGCCGAGGGGTGAGTACTACTCGGGCAGGATGTAGTCGACTTCGACGAGCATGTCGACCGGGGTGCCGATGACGGTCACGATCGCCGCCGCGATGTCGAACTCGACATCGGAGGTGGCACCGGCCGTACCGATCGCCGTCGCGTATGCCGTCGCCAGGTCGTCGCGCCGGAGCGCGGCGGTCTGCACCACGTCGACCTTGGCGCGGTTGTTCGCGGTCGTCACGGTCACGGTGCTGAACACCGCATCCGAGATCGCGATCCCGCCCGGCCGGTACAGGCCGAACTTGACCGCGCCGGTCGTGGTCGTGGCGTTCGTCAGGTAGACGCCGAGCAGGCGGGCCCGCGCCGGAACGCGCGCGAAGGTGTACCACTGGCCGACGGTGCCGCCGGTCATGTTGGCGGCGAGCAGGAACCCGCGGGCGGTGCGAACCTTCCCGCCCTTCTTGATGAGGCTGGACTTGACGACCGGGGTCGCGTCTTGGTCGGTAACTTCTTGCGAGGTGGATACGAGAGCCATGTGTTTCTCCTATGTGCCGGCCGGTTAGATCTGGTCGTCGCAGTTGATGCGGATCGACTTGCCGAGTTGCGTGCGCGAGGCGCCGAGGGTCATGCGAACGTAGACCTGGGTAGCGTACCCCTTGTCCGCGCGCTCCGATACCTTCGCCTCGAGATCGTTCCAGATGCCGAGATACAGGCCGCTCTTCAGCCACATCGGGATCAGCCGATTGCCGGAGGTGACGGTCAGGAGTTCGGAGAGGATGAAGTTCGTCCCCATGAACGTCCGTACGCGGCCATCTTCCAGGCGGGCGCTGTTGCTGTAGTCCTTGTTGACGACCTGGATTTCCTTGAGCAACAGATCGTGCTCGTAGCCCGAGATCGCCGCGTACACGGGCTCCATCAGTTCGCCCTTGTTGGCGGTCATCAGGAGTCGGATGCCCAGTTGGAGCTTCGCGACGTTCAGGCCGGAAGCCGTGCCGCCCGTGTTGACGCCCACGTCATAGGCGCCGGACCCGAGGGTACCGAACGTCTCGGTCGTGGTGCCGTTCTCGCCCGTGAAGTTGGTGCCGAAGACCGCCGTCAGGATCACGCTGTCCATCTGGCGCGACATCGCCGCATGCGCCGCTTGGGCGTACGGGCTGGTCGGGTCGATAATCATGCGCAGCTTGTCCTGCTCGTCGATGAGCGACGCCCACTCGTAGTCGAGCGGGAACACCCAACGCTTGTCCTGGGTCAGATCGAGGACGGGCGTGTCGGCGTGACGGCTGGTGCGGGCTACCGCGGTCGCGGAGCCGAATTGTTCGATGAAAGACGCGGCCTTCCCTTGATGGGAGCCGGTGGAGACAGCGCCACGCAGACGGGACTCCTTCTGCTGAAGCTGAAGCTCGACGTTCGCCTTGTATTGCTGTACGTTTGCTACGGTGATGTTATCCGGCACGATCGCCTCCGTAAGTTTGAACAGACTACCAGTTGCACCGCTCGGGCTGGTGCTTGCCTGGCTTGTCCCTTACGGGGGCCGATCGCTGAAGGGGCGTGATTGCGGGGGTAACTACCCTTGTCCGCGCGCCTCCCCACCACCTTCAGTGTACCACACCCCTACCCCGGGAAGGCGATGTTGTGGAGATCCGTCCACTTCTGCTTGGTTGCTTTGTGCGCCGGATGCTGGTTGTCCCGCATCGCCGCCGTCTGGTTCGGGTCGATCTTCATCGCCGCGATCTGCGCCTTCGCCTCATCCGGCGTGAGGGTGCCGCTGAAGCCAGGGGCGCCGCTGCCCGTCTCGAAGCCGTCCTCACCCCCGAGTTTCTGGCCCAGGCCGGCGAAGAACTTCATCACGCCAGCGTAGCCCATCTTCGACTCGAGCATGTCGACCATGTCGCCCGTGAAGCCCAAGGCATGCACCGCGGTCTGCGCCGCGTTCATCATGCGCTCGTAGCCGCCCTTCCATTCCCCAAGCAGGGTCGCCTTCTGCGTCGTCAGTTCGCGTTGATAGTCGGCCTCGGCCGCAACCTGCGCCTTGGCGTAGTAGTCGTTGTTCGCCGCGGTGAGTTCCTTCGCCTGCGCCGCGGTGAGTCCGACCTTGTGAAAGGTCTCCTTCGCCCACGTCGCATACGCCGGGTTCGCGTCCTTCGGCATCGGCAGGTCGTACTTGTCCGCGGTGTCCGGCATCCCGAGCTTCGAGAACACGGCGCGGAAACCTGCCGGATCGTCGGCGCGCGGCAGGGTGATGAGCGTACTCGGGTCGCGCCCGATCAACTTCTCCGCGCCCATGTAGGACTTGATGACGCCGGCCGGATCGGTCCATCCCTTGTTCTGCACGTACGCCAGGTCGGTCGCCTCGGTCATCCCGTGCCATACCGGCGCCGCGCCTCCCGTACCTCCTGCACCGCCACTGCCGCCAGCGCCAGCAACACCGCCAGCGCCGCCGCCAGCAACGCCAGCGCCTCCAGCCCCCGCTCCAGCGCCCGCAGCGCCGCCTGCTCCAGCTTGTCCATCGCTCATAGTCCCAATTCCTCAAGTCCGTGGATAAAGTCGTCGTGATGCAGATGATCCGTACAGATCGAATCTCCGTACGGGCAAAAACGAAAGTCATGACCAAGGAGTAATGTGTAGTTCGACTGACAGCCGGCGCACTCCAGATCGCGCGGGCCGACGTACCGGATCTTGTACTCCGGGTCGCCGTGGCGCGCGATGTAGCGGTGCTTGGGTAGCGTCGTCGTCAATCCGTAGACGATGTTCGTGTCGGTCGTGCCGGCGAGATGAATCGTGCCGCCGTCCACTCCGACTACCGCCTTCGCGTGTCCGCAGATGCTGCGCAACTGGAGCAACGTCGTCTTCTCGCGCAAGTCCACGCAGTCGACAAGCAGACGCCCGGGTATCTTGTCCGCCTCATCGATCAACTTGATCGGGATGAATGCACCCTCGGCTGCGACACTAGTATGGCTCGTCTTCGTGCCGACGATGACCGGACGATAGCCGTTCTCCATCGCCCACTCCATGATCGGTACCATGACCTTCGCCTTGAAGAGTTTGTTCTCCGAGGTGGCGCCGACCGGGAAGACGATGTAGGGCATGTCCGGCATCGCGATCCCGCCGATGTCCGCCGCAGTCGGGTACGAGCGCTCGAGCATCGATTCCGGTTGTGCATCGAGCAGATACCGGAAGGCGTAGTCTACCATGTGGACGCGATTGCGCGTGTGCGTGTTGTATGGCGCCTGGTTGATGCACACCGCGCCGCCGGTCCACTCTTCATGCTCCCATCCGTCGCGGTCGGACACCTTAAGCGGGAAATGCGCGAGGTCGCACACCTCGAACTGGCCGTAGGGCGCCAACAGATGCGCGACGAGTTCCATCTGCCACTCGCCGACCCACACCTTCATGCGCAACTCTTCGCTGTGCGTGATGCGCCCCTGGACGATAGCTGGAAGAGACGTAATAACATCGCCAAGTGCCCCGTGATTACAGACAAAATTCACGACAAGCGGATCGATGTCGGGCGCCAGTTCTCTGTTATTCCGGTACATCTATCCTCCCGTCAAAGTATTCCCACGCCTGCGCCTCGGTGAGATGCAGGTGGGCGACGATGTGCTGCCACACCTCGCGGCGCCCCTCCATGATGAGTACGTCGCGATCCGTCTTGAAGACCGGGCTCTTGTGGGCGAAACAGAACGTAGCGAGATCGCTGAGTACCGCTTCGGCGAGCGGCCCCTGGAACGTCTGCCTGTATGCGTAGCGCCTTGTGGATAGCCACATCCGGGCGCGGCGAATGAGCGACAAGCGTTATTGCCTCTGTGCGGGTAACTGCTTCGTGACGGCGGCGAGCGCCGGGGCGACATCGGAAATCTGCTGCACTTGCTGCTGCTCGGAACGCGCTTGACGCAGTGCGTCCACTTCTTCCTGCGAACTCGTCCAGCGCGTGGGAGCGCCCATCGCGTCTTGAATCTCGGGCATCGCGCGATCGACCGCGAACCAGTCCAGCGCCCGCGGGTCGCCTGTCAAGCGCGTGTATTCGGCCGCCGTGTTCAGGGCGCGCAAGAAACCGCCCGTGCGCTCCGCGCGCCGCATGCGCGACATCGGCGAATCGTACTCGATCCGGTACTCGGCCGCGGCCTGCGCCAGGATCGGGGGCATCTTCGGGAGCAGGAACTGCTGCCCGAGCAAGTCGATCTCGCGCTCGAGCATCGGCCCCAGGAACTCCGACTCGATGCGTCCGGCGGTCGGGGCGATGAGCATCCCCTTCTCGCGGGCGCGCTCCAGCACCTCGGTCGCGGTCATGTCGCGCCGATCTTCTACTAAAATCTCGAAAAGTGAAATAAGGAAGGCGTCTTTTATAGTCGCCTTCTCGATGTCCATCATCTTCTCGTTGACCGCGATGTTTCCGGTCGGGAGGACGTGGACGAGCGGCCGGCCGTCGGCGTTGACTCCCCCGGGGTTTAAGGCTCCCGCCTTGAGACTGAAACTCCCCAGTTGCGCGTCGTCGTGCGAGAGCAGAACCGGGTCAACGATGCGGTGGCCCTGCTTCAGCATCGTCTTCTTCTCTTCGTTCAGGACTTTGATCGCCGGCAGCACCCACTGCGCCGGCCCGCGCCCGTACGTCTCGCCCGGGGACTGCGTGTAGCGCGTGACCGCGTACGGGAAAGAGGCGTAGCCACCCTCGCGCAAGAGCGAATTCTTCTCGAGCAGGATGTAGCAGGACTTGAACGGCATCCCGGCTTTCCCCAGGCCGCCGGGCATGTAGTCTTCCCGTGGATGGACTGCGTGCAGGACTTGGTACTTGGTCGTGTTCGTCGCCTGGTCCGCGGCGTCCATGATCTCCTTCGGCAGCACTTCCTTGCCGAACTTCTGGACAAGCTGGCGCGCGTCGAGTGACATGACGCGGTACAGCGAGTCGACGATCAAAGCGTGGTTCTCGACGAAGTACGCCTCGCCCATGTGGACGTTGCGATAGCGCAGACCCTTCTGCCGGTCGGGCCGGTCGATGTAGAGCACGCCATTCCCGTAGGCACCCAGACCCAGGTAGACCTGCTGGCTGTTGCCGACGAAGTTCGAGACGTGCCGGTAGCGATAGTCGTACACGCGCTCGGAGAGATCGTCGTAGAACTCGCGCACTTGGCGGTTGCGCTTCAACACCGAGTCGACCGGCTTGAGCATGTGCCAGATCGCGCCCTGCGGGGTGATGAGGGATTCGATAACGCTCGCGAACCGCTGCAACGCCATCGCCGCGGTAGAGTCGAACTGCTTCTCGGTGAGTTTCTGCCCTTGCGTCGCCTGGCTCAGTTGCATGCCCTGATCGAGGAACGTGTTGCGGTGCGAGGGGATGATGAGGGAGGCGGCCTCTTCCCACTGGTTGTCGAAGTTGCTCCGTACGCTGCGCAGCGCGGCCAAGCGCTGGCAGTAGAAGTTCGTGAGTGCGTCGTAGTCCACCTAGTACCCGTAGAGCGAGCGCGAGGCTCCGCGTTTGCGCGGCCCGGAGAAGAGGGAAGTGCCAGCGATGTCGGACTCGTTGCCCGAGCGCTGCGCGCCCGCGGCACCGGCTTGGTCGGCGAAGAACTGCTCGCGCACGTCGACCGCCTTCGGTCCGGCGTTCGCCGCGGCTTGATCGGCCGCCGCTTGGTCTTGCGCTGCCTGATCGGCCGCGTCCTGTGCTTTCTGTGTCTGATCGTTGACGTACTTTTTCGCCTCCGAGGTGCCACCGGTGACGACCGCCTTAGTGGCGCGGACGACGTTCGACGCTGCTTGACTCATGTCCCTATCCCTTCAACGGCTTGCGCTTGACGGCGCGTTTCTTCATGCGTTCCAGCGTGAAGAACCCCTCGTTCAACGGCGCCACACCCTCCGGGTGCTCGGCCTTCGGTGCTAGCGCCACTCGAGCCCGTATGACGACCTTCGTCGCCAGTTTTCGAAAGAAGCCCGCCACCTCAGTACCCCATCGACCGCGACGCGCCGTTCTTCGAGCGCAGGAGCGAAGAGCCCGCCTGCGCGTAGGCGATCTCGTTGCCGCCTTGGATCGTCGACGCCCGGCCGCCCTTGATCGCGTCCTTCTCAGCCGCGGTCGCCGCGTCCTGCCGCGCCTGCTCGGCTTGGACCGACACCAGCGGCGAGGTCGGGGCTTGGGTGCCAGGGATTTTGGGTATCAGGAAGCTCACGTACCAGTGTACCACGTCAATCTGTCATGCTCGACCCGACGCCCTCGGCCACAGGCGAGCGCTCGCGCGCCGTGCGATCCTTCCGTGGCGGGTTCACCTCGAACGTGCAGGCCAGGGCGTCCGCATCGTCCGGCGACTCGACGCCGCGCGCCTTCAGATCGTCCTTCGTCTCGAGGATCTTCTTGCCGTCCTCGCGCCCTGAATACTTCCAGCCGCGGTCGGTCAACTGCTTGGACAGTGTGCCCTTCTCGCCGGAATCCTTCTCGATCATCCCGCCAGGCAGCCAGTCGCGGACCTTCGCCCACAACTCGATCGCGTGCGCGCCCCACTCCGAATCCTTGCCCGCGTGCGCCGTATCGCCGAACTTGACTTGATGTAGTCGCCCGTTCGTGCGTTTGCGCTTCACGATGTCGATCACGCCGGTCCCTAGGCCAAAGTCGATGCAGATCGCGTCGGGCTGATACTTCGCGTCCAACTCGAGCACCGCCGCGGCGATCTCCACGTTGTCTTTGCCCTGCCAATGGCCGTAGGTCGCGGTGCCGCAGCAGTCTCTAGCATTGCGCCCCTGCCGGAATCGCCAGGCTGTCCTGCCGCGAGGCGCCGGGTCCACGCCCAGGATAAGCGGCTCGCCGTAGTCGTACACAAGATTGTTCTGCTGCGCCGCATTCACCGCGGCCCACGGGATGAACTGGTCCTCCGACGTGCGCGGCGGCAGGCCCATGATCTCCATGAGCACGAAGTCGCTGTCTATCCCGTAGCGCCGGATCTGATCTTCGACCAAAGCCTGATCGACGCCTTCGAAGCCGCGCGTGGAGATCGTGCGCGTGCGCCAACCGGCGCCCATCACCTTGTCGTTCATGATCTCGAAGAAACGCCCGCTGCGATTGCGCATCTGCGACGCCGCCATCCAGAAGCGGTACGGGTTCTCTTCCGTGAAGAATCCCTCCGTCACGTTCCACACGGGGGGGACGATACCCGCTGCCTCGTCGAAGAAGACGAACAGGCCGAGATGATTATGTGTGCCTGCGAAGGCGTTCGGATCATCCTCGCTCCAGGTCTGACCCTGCACGTACCAGTACTTCGGCTCGATCCCCAGTCCGCCCTCTTCGGGCAACTTCTTCACCAGGTCGACGAGCCAGGGGGCCGGCGACATCTTCAGCGACTCGAGCGTGAACCAGTGCGAGTTGATGGCGCTGCCGAACCACACGCTGAACTCGGGGAAAGTCTTCGTGCGCATCTGCGTCTCGGTGTTCGCCGCGACAATCGTCGTACTTCCGATGTGCGTGGACATCTGCCAGTGCGCGAGCATCCCGCCGAGAGCGGACTTGCCGGGTCCGCGGCCGGAAGCGTACTCCGACTTCCAGATGGCGAGTGGGAGATTGTTGGCGAGCGCGAACTCCTGATTGCGAACGTGCTCGCCGATCAATTCGAGTTCCTCGAGTTGCCACTTGCGCGGTCCCTTGAACTTCTCGAAGGGCGTCCCGGGCCGGCCCCACGGATAGGCATAGTGGACGAAGCCAACCGGGTCGTTCTTCAGCGCCAGAACCTGGGTCAGTATTTCCGACTCTTGATCCGCGTTGCCCCTCACAGCGTCTTCCTCTTCAGGATGGCGCGCTTCGGAATCGTGAGTTGGTCGACATACCGGCCGCTGGACGCGCTGGTGCTGATCGTGATGTGTTCCTTGGCATCATCGACGAGCCAACCGATCGACTTGATCGGCAGCAACCCTGACGTGTCGCAAGGGTGCCAGCCCTTCGTCGCCGCCGAATCCAACCACTCGAGATACACCGCGCCTTTCAGGTTCATTGCGTCCTCCAGATGCCGCCGGCCTGCCAGCAGGTTGAACATCGCCAGACCCGGGCCCGGCCGTAGCACGCCGGTTCGCCGCACGCGCAAGGCATCGGGATCGGCGCCGGCCCCTGATCTGTCTC